CACTTGTGGCAACGATGGTGGTTTGACCTGCCCCGTATTGTGCCAAAAGTATTTGAGTACCTGTCGCAAATGCTACTGAACTATTCAAAGGAACGGTTAAGTTATTTGCACTCGCATTGTTTATCTCCACCAATTTATCCGCATCACCTAAAACTAAGGTATAGGATGCAGTTTGTCGGTTGGTTACAATCAGTTTGTTTGTTTTCGCATCAAGTGCAGTTTGGGTTGCAGTAGAAACGGGTTTGTTTGCGTCTGTTGTGTTGTCTACATTGCCCAAACCTACTGCGGTCTTGTTCAAAGTTGCAAAGGTCTTATCACCACGATAATAATCTGCTGAAGTTGTGGCGGTAATTGTTGGCTCAACTGCGATATTGCCACTACCCAACACCGATGTTGAATTGATGGTCTTAATGGTTGTACCTGATACGAGGGTTGCTTGTTTCGCATCCAATGCCGTTTGTGTTGCCGTGCTTACTGGCTTGTTAGCATCGCTGGTGTTGTCAACATTGTTTAACGCTAGGCTAGTCTTAACTTGTGTTAGCGTTATCTTTTTGGTAGTAGTTGCCGACGTGTCAACAATGGGCAGAACATCCGTCGCATTATCAATCGTGGCAATGGCGGTTAATTCGCTTATTTTTTGGTTGGCCATGTGGTAAAATTACAAAGCCCCGCCGTCTATTGTGTTAACAAATTACACGCTTCCAACAATATACCACTGCACGCCGTTGCTTATAATTGTCTTGCTTTGGTATAGCGAGTTCATTGTAGTAGTACTGGCTCCGTTTATATTATACGAGCCCCCGCTTATAGTTACTACGTGCGCGGTTGCCGTTTTCATAAAGTAGTATTTTTTGCCTTTGCTTTCGGTTGCGTTTGGCAAGTTTATAACTACGTTGCCGTCCGTGGTATTACAAATAATAAGCTCGTAGCCGTTAGTAATTGTATGCGTTCCAACTGTGTAGGTTACACTGGAGTTGTGCTCTTGCAGGTGCCACCTTACAGCCTCGCTGCTATCAACATATTCTAGCATTACCTCGTAACGAGTGTTAACCGTGGGCTGTGTAGTAATTGCACCTTCCGCATAATTTACCAAGTGCTCTAATACTTGATTAGGTACATTTTGAATATAGCCGCCAAGGTTTGCAATAGCTTGCTCTTGGTAATTTAAACGATCTGATATTACTTGCGTTCCGCTTTTGCCAATTCTTAATCCTTCGCCTGAGCTTGTTAAACTTGTATACACTGGGCTCACTGCAAGCCATTCGCCTGACCATTGTTCTGACCTTCCAGAGTATCTAACGCCATTTAATAGCCAAGTATAGTTATCAAAGTAAAGGGATTTGATAGGCGAGTAAGTCCCGTTATCAATCCAAGTTCCTTGTATTACAGGAACAAAATTTGCATAAAGCCCGCTAAGTGTATTGCCCAGCATTGCAGTTAAAGTGCCGTGCGTTATGCTATCGTATCCTGCATACCAATCCGTCGCTAAAACTGTATTAGTGCCGTCGCTTACTAGTATGTTACCGATTGAGTATTTATTAGGGGCCGTGTAATATGTCGCATCTATTTCCGCAGTTTTGCTGTTTACTGAACTTGTAGCAGATGGAAAAAACTGCTCTGCTAAATCATAAATTAAATCTGGGTTTTGATATGCAGAACTATCCGCAAACGCTACTTGTAGCGATCCCCAAAATTCTTTATTTACTAACGCCGATGATTTCCAACCCCTTAATTTTGTATAAGTAATTACAGCCGCTTTAACGTAATCAATTTTAATATACAATTTATCAAACCCAACAGGCGCTGTAGTTAAAGATTTTTCGTAAACAATATCTACCCAAGTTCCTAAATTATCTACTGTTATTTTTTCAACTAATTCACCAACTGCCACGCCTACATTTTGCCAATAACCCGAGCCGTCGGCCTGCATTTTTGCGCCCGCTGAATTTTCAATCCATACTATTACATTCATAAAAGTACGGTCTTCTTTCATAGTTCCACTGGCTCGGTATATTTCAGATTTAGAAACAACCCTAATACGCATTGGCGCGGTGTCTGGGTTTGAGCCTGTGGGTATTTGAGTAGAAATTAATTCTAATGCGGTTGTAACGCCGTCATTAAAAGACCTTACTTTTTTAGCACCCATTTGGCGCTTTTGATTTATTACCAACTTTTTTAAAGATGGCTGATAATAAAGTGAAGGCTTAGCCATCCATTCAGGCAAGGCGTTTGAGCCTATGGTTTGCCTATGCGATAAAGTAGAAGCCGCTTGGTACTGCAACGTATAAGAGTAGCGTCTAAAAGCCATTGTGCTGCCCGCATATCCATTGGCTGCGTAGATCCAATAAGCCGCTTTATCGTGCATAAGACGGCACCCAAAATTAGTTAATACGTTTTCAATCGCTGCTTTGCAGCTTAGCATATTTAACGGCTCATAAATACCATTGGTAACGTCGATGGATTTAATATCTTGGAACGGGTCAAAGTCTGTAACAAAAGTATTTAAATCTAAATCCAATATGTCTATACCTTTACGAACCGCTTGAGTGGCATAAATTACCGCGGCATCATAAAAATAATAATTATTAATACCAAGAGTTACCCAATACTCTGACAAATTTAAGTTTTCTAAACACTTACGAAATAACTGGGATGCTTTTATTTTGCCGTCTGTAAACCAAGATTCTTCGACATTAAACCCATCCAACAACTCTAACCCATCAACAGCGGTTAAGTCGATAATTGGTTTGATTTGTATTGCCTCCCTTAATCTTGTCATTTGATCAGCAACAACTCGCCCAATAAAAAAAGGCGTGTTATCTCGGTAAACAATTAATGCCCAATAATTTTCTAAGTTAGTAGACAAAGTTAAAAAATCGTCTAGAACTGTTTGGTTAGGTATCACCCATTGGCTAGACACTCGGCTAGGTCGTATTGGCGATTCGTACCAAGCAGAGCCATCGCCCTGAATCTCTAAGCCAAATCCTTCACCTGCTAGAATCAATTCTGTACCTGCGGTTGGTGATCCAGTGGGCGCATCCCAAAGCTCTAATTTATAAGTTATATTTTGGATGCTCTTAAATGAGCCAAAGTATTTGCGTGCCATCCTATCCTCTGCTAGAGTCTCTATTATATCGTTCTAAAACTATTGCCAAATCGCGCCCCTGTATACTCGTAGAAGCTACAAATCCGCTGCTGTCGTTTGTCTTTAACATTCCTTTTAATTTATCCAACGGTGCTATAACTTCAGGGTTAGAACTTGCCCCAGGATATTCACCCATAAGACCGAGCGTTGGCCCGCTTACTATACCACCGTCGGCAAAGGCGGGAACCGATGGCCCCTTTTTCATAGACGATTTAATAGCCCCTCCAATAGCAACTAATGCAATACCTGCAATCAATGCCTCTGTTGGATTGGCAAATGCAGTTTGCAATTTTTCAATACTGATAGCATAAGCAATTAACATTTTACCGACTTGCGACATAAAGCCTCCAAGTGCCATTAATATAGCATCGCCAAAATTTGCTAATACGTCTTGCTGCCCAGACATTGCACCGCCAATAGCTTCACCAAAAGCAACTGCAATATCTTCGCCCATTGAAGCAATGGCGTTACTTACGTCCGTCATTAACTTATCAAAGTCTTGTACTATTTGCGAAAAAGATTTTGGGTCAATTTTAACCTGAATTAAAACAGGAGCTATTGCTGTTCCTGCAATCATGTTAGCACCTGTAAATTGCTTTGATTTTAATTCATCCGCAACGGCTTTATCTTTTAGTTTTTTATTTCTGTCAATCCAAAAACGCTCTGCTTCCTGCTGGCCTTTGTATCTTTGATTTATTCCTTCAATTGCCGCCTCTAATAATTTTTTATTCCTTTCGACTTGTTGCTTATATGCTTTTTCGCTTTCCTGCTGCCATTCCTTTTGACCCTCATCTACTCGGGCCTGCGCTTTATCTTTTTCGCTTTGGTTATACTTATCGCGCTCAATTCCTAAAACGGTTAAAGCAGCTTTGGTGTCATCTATAATTTTACCCCAAGTCTCTTTAGTATTTTTGCCAATATTAGCGCGGGCTTTGGCTAATGTTTTATATAGGTTTTCTTCTTTTAATGCAAGTGCCCCAAGCGTATCGCCTTTGGCTTCTAGTATTTTAATTTCATTTTCATTTTTGGCAATACCTTTATCTAAGGTTGCGTTAAAATCTCTTAAAGCCTTATCAGCAGGAAAAATATAATCTTTTAACTTTTGAAAATTAGCGGCTAGTGCAGCAATTCCCGCAATGGCCACTCCAACTCCAATAGAAAATAACGCAACTCTAAAGGCAATAGTGGCAGCTGTTGCCCCTGCCGTTGCCACTGTATATATTTTATTTGCTAATGCAAGTATCCCTGTTTTGGTTGCGTTTTCATCTAGTAAAATATTAGAAACCGCTTGCACTCCATTAACCAAAGCAATCGCGCCTTGCAACTTAACCATAGTTTTTTGCAGGTCTTCATTTTCCGCTCCAAATAAAGCAGCCGCGCCTTGTACTGCGCTAAACGCCCCAGCAACCGCCTGCACTCCACCTAGCACCGCATCCAATCTTCGGGTATCACTTCCAAAATAAGCAACCTCCGCCCTCGTGTCACCGATAGCATCCTTCATGCGGCCCGCCTGTTTAATTATTTCATTGGCAACTTGGGCAAACTCTGGACCCAATGCACGCGCTTCCATTGCTAATTGAGTTAACTGCCTAACGCTGCCCATCGTTGGGTTACGCGTAGCAATAGCCGCCAATCGTTCCTCCATCCCTTTAGCGGACTTCGCAACCTCGGCACTCATTTGCTTGCTGCTCTTTTGAACTATCGCAATAGCTTTGTTAAAGCCTTCGCGCAGTTTCTCAATGTCTGCGCCAATTACAATATTTAAACTTTTAGCCATTAGATTATAATTTTATCACCAGTTTCCAAAAGCACAAAGTCGCCACTTTCCAACAAAATTAAAGACTCAACTACAGGCGCAGTATAAATATAATTTAGTAAATAGTCTTGGCTAATTTGGTACAACCCCGCAAAGGCTGCTGTGTCGTCTGCTGTGTGATTCTCGCCGTCGTATTCGATTACTTGCACGTAAGCCGTGTTATAAGTCTCAGGGGTTGCTGCGCTATCAAACGCAACACGAACTTGCGCAGAAAGTTCTACAGCATCCGCAAAGCTCGTAGCATAAACATTAACTTGCACCCGTGCAAACTCCGTACGACTGTGCCCTGAGTTAGTTGGGTTGGCTGCAATGGAAACAAGGTTATAACTGATCGCGGGAAATGCTGACTCCTGCGGTATTCTCACGGGGTTTATCCGCGTGCCTACTAACGAAGTGACCCCCGCCGCATTGCTTAAAATTGAATAGACTATTTTTATAGGTGCGCTCATGCTTTCGCGTCTGGGGTTAACTTATCAAAGACATGCGAATATAACTTTAAAGCGTCGTGAATAGATAAGTAATCGGACTGCTCCCAAGGAAATGTTAACAGACGTTTGGGCTCAATAGGTTTCTTTAAGTGCGGGGCCATGCCCGTAGCAACCGCCCAACGGGTTATTTCCCATTGGTTGCGATACTGTTGCTGCTGAGCTTCGCGCATCCCTTCCAATTTTAAACGCCAAAAGCGAGGCGTTGAAAGTAAAAACTCCCTTTCGCTTAGCATCATTTCGCCGTAAGCTATGCGCTCAATCTTGCGCCAAGTTAGCGGGGCGCTGTCGCCCTTGGCAGTTACTCCCCCGTTGACTCTTCAACAGGTGCAAAAAATTCTGTTATTGCTGCGGTGAATCCTTCGATGGCGGGTGTAAGTTCCTGAAACTTTTTAATTGCAGCTCCTAACTTTTGCACAGATGCAAATGGCGTAGGCTTGCCCTCATTCTCTGCAGCTTCTAAAATTGCATAAAACGCACAATTTAAAGCAAAATCCATAGACTTGCCTAAGTCCTTTTGTAGACTTAAATCGTTAAAAGTTTCCATGCCTGCAACCTCCATAATATTACGCAGGCTGTTCATGTTAAATAAAAGGGGGTGACTTGCACCCCCGATTTTTATTGTAGTGCTCATTGCACAAATATAATACTATTAAGCAACAGTGCCAATAGTCAAAGCGCCAGACCCCTGCAAGGTGCCAGTCCAAGTTGCTTTGTCGTTGTTAGGTGCGCTAAGGCTTAATGATGTAAAGAAAGCAGTACCGCTATATTTTTCGTCGCCTGTTACGTTTGATGACATTACAATAGTCAATAAAGTACCTGCTAACAAATCTGTAGCCAAATCTTTAAAAGATTGTTGAGTAGCTCCAACGCTTGAATCATCTTCAAAGATTGCTTCAACGTTCAAAGTATAGCCATACTCACCCGCGATAAATTCCTTCGCGCCTGCGCTGTCTTTACTTGTTACGTCGATCATGTCTTTAGAAATGTCGATTGAATTAGAAGTCGCGTTAGCGATTTTCTTTAATGAGCCCGCAACATCCTTATAGATGCTTATGAGCGTTCCGTTTACGGGTCCTGTGGTTGGCATGATTATTTATATATTAAGTTATTTTTTTTAGCTAATTTAGCGAGT